AGTTGCAGCACCAGTAGAGGCAGCAGCAGTTGAAGCTGCTCGTCCTACAGTTAGCGCAATGTATTACACAAACCCACGCATTAACCTCAATGTTACAGCAGGCGAATATGCTAAGGCACAACTAAACGCATCACGCGGTGATGCAGATGCTCGCGAACTAATGGCAGCTCTACAGGTTGCAACAGTCGCAGAGAACACAGGTATGGTTCCACCAACATACCTAAAGGATGTAATCGGTATTATTGATTCATCTCGCCCTTTCATTGATAGCATCGAGCGCGCTGCACTTCCAGCTTCTGGAATGAAAATCTTTACTCCTAAACTAGGAACTCAGGCAACAGTTGCATTAACTGCTGAAGGTGCTGAGTTTTCATCTACAGACACTACAGTTACCTTCCAAGAAGATAATGTTGTCAAATTCGCTGGAGCTGGAAAGCTCGATTTGGAACTCGTTGATCGCTCAGACCCAAGCTTCCTTGACCTGTATCTCCGTGAGTTGGCTGCAAGCTACGCACAGAAGACAGATGCATACGCAGCAACTATTGCTGCTGATGGTGCTGACAGTTCAACTGGCGCAACCATCTACAAGTCTATTGCTGATGGAATTGCAGATTCCTATGGTGTAATGCGATTCACACCAAATCGTTTAATGGTTGCACCATCAGGCGGTTATGTGAATATCGATTATGCAAATCTACTTGGTGCTGTTGATGGAAGCGGCAGACCACTATTCGCTGCTGCTGTTGTTCAGAACGCTGCTGGTTTAATTTCTCAAGGCTCAACTCAGGGAACTGTTGCTGGACTTGATTTAGTGGTTGATCCTAACTACACAGGCAACACAGGTAACGCTAAGGTCGCTCTTGTTTATCCATCAGCTGCAATGCGATTCCACGAATCAGGCACACTCCAGATTCGTGCAAATGTAGTTGCAAATGGTCAGCTTGAAATTGGCATCTACGGATATGTTGCAGTAGTTAATCGCTACCCAACAGCATTCCGCAAGCTAGACATCGCGTAATCTAGTAACACTCTAAGTCGCTCTGGGGAGTAGTAGCCCTCTACTCCCCAGAGTCTTAAGAAAGGAATGGCAATGGCACTTACGACAGTTAGCGAATTACGCACCACTTTGGGTGTCGGCACGCTATACACTGATGCTGTTCTTCAAGAAGTCTGTGACGCATCTGATGCAGTCTTGCTTCCAATGCTTTGGCAGAATGAGATTTACAATACTTACCAAAGCATTACAGGCAATGTAGGTACATTGTATTTTGAACAAAACATTTTAGACTATTTTTATGTGGGTCAGAGCGTAACTGTCAGTCGTAATGGCAGTCCATATAACGGGGCTAAAACTATTACTGCTATTAGCTCTAACGCTATTTCTTTCGCTGCTGTAGGTGCAGATCAGAACACACACGCAGTTCAACCTATTGGTATTGTTGCTGGAACAGCAACTGATTACGCAACTGACACAGCAATTCAGAATGCAGCTTTGATGATCGCTGTTGATATATGGCAAGCTCGCACCGCTACTTTAGGTGGAAGCAATCTTGTCGATTTCCAGCCTTCCCCTTACCGAATGAGCGCACAGCTTCTCGCTAAGGTGCGAGGATTGATTGCCCACGCGCTAAGTCCTAACTCAATGGTGGGATAATGCCTGTTGCTATCACCACACTTAGAACGACACTTGCCACAGCCTTAGTCGATAACTCAAAATGGCAAACCTTTGCATTCCCGCCTGCCACAGTATTGGCTAACTCAGTCATTGTTAGCCCAGATTCTGAATACATCGTCCCAAGCAATAATCAGCACATCACGATTAGCCCAATGGCTAACTTCAAAATTATTATTACTACGCCTTTATTTGATAATGAAGGCAATCTCAACGGCATAGAAGATTTTGTAGTTCGAGTGTTTAACCTACTTGCTGCATCTTCTCTGGTCTATAATGTAAGCGCAATCAGTGCGCCTAGTGTTCTCAATGCTGCTTCGGGAGACCTTCTCAGCTGCGAGATGTCCGTATCAATCCTTACGAGTTGGAGTTAATATGTCCGAGTGGGAACAAGAGAACGAAGCCTTCCTGAAAAAAATCGGGCAGGTTAGCACACCAACACCAAAGCCAGCATCTACTAAGAAAGACGAGGAATAATCCTAATGGCTGTATTTCTAAATAACAATGTAGGCGTTAAGATTAACACTGTTGATCTTAGCGACCATGTCACAGCAGTAACAATCAACCGTTCATTCGATGAGCTTGAAATAAGTGCCATGGGCGATTCTTCTAGAAAATTTGTAAAAGGTTTGGAAGCATCAACTGTAACCATCGACTTCCTTAATGACACAGCTTCAGCAAATGTTCTCGCAACACTTCAAGCTGCATGGGGAACAACAGTCACAGCTGTATTCCTACAGACAAAGGGAACAGCAGTTTCTGCTACTAACCCTCTTTACACTGTTTCAATTCTTGTCAATAACACTACAGACATCAATGGTGCTGTATCAGACATTGGCACACAGTCAATTACATTTACATGTAATTCAACGATTGCAGTAGCAACTACAGGCACATTCTAAACAACTAAAAAGGGGCAGCTCATGGCAAGACTAAAAATCGTTCGTATAGATGGAAGCGTTATCGAGGGTGAAATTACTCCAGCAGTGGAGTATTCATTTGAGCTATACGCTAAAAAGGGCTTCCACCGCGCTTTTCGTGAAGACGAGATGCAGACTTCGGTGTATTGGTTGGCATGGGAAGTCACACGCAGATCAGGTGAAACTGTTAAGCCTTTTGGGATTGAGTTTATCGAGGGATTAAAATCCGTTGAGGTGTTGGACTCAGACCCTTTAGCTTAAAGCGCGATTATCCATTCACCTATCTAATAGCTCGCTTGAGCATTAGATTGGGAATCGCGCCACAGCAGTTATTAGATTTAGACCCAATAATGCTTCAAGCCTTGTTGTACGGTCTTAAAGATGAAGCAAAGGAGATAAGCGATGCCAACAGAAGTAAAGGGCGCAATCGCACTTCGTAAGGCTTTAAAAAACTTTGCTCCAGACTTAGCTAAAGAAACTCAAAAAGAGTTAGGCAATCTTCTTAAGCCGATTACTAATAAAGCTAGAGGATTTATCCCTTCACAAGCTCCTCTGAGTGGATGGGCTAGAAGTAGTTCAACAGCTTGGGGCAGTGATCGTATTTGGAATACAGGAAAAGCCAAGCGCGGTATTGGATATAAGACCACACCATCTAGACCTAATAAGCAAGGCTTCAGAGCACTAGCTCGCATTGTTAATGCTTCTGCTGCTGGTGCTATTTATGAGACTGCTGGTCGCAAGAATCCTAATGGTCGCGAGCAGGCTCCTATGGCTAAAGTTGTGCGTGAGAGTCAAGCCAACTATGGCAAAATGATTCGTTCTGGCACTAAGAATCAATCTAAAAGCAATAACCCGCAAGCAGGTGCACAATTTATCGAAGCGATGAATAATTATGGGCAGATAGTAGATGCCAATAATCAGACTGGTGCAGGTCGTAGGTCAGGCAAGATGAAAGGTCGCGCAATCTTTAGAGCATGGAAAGAAGATGGCGGGCAGACTAACGCAGCAGTTATTAAAGCTATTGAGAACTCTAAATTAAAGTTCTATGACGCTATGGGAGTTAAATAATGGCAGTTGATCCATCAGTAGTCATTAACTTAGCAGCTGAATACACTGGCAATAAAGCCTTTAAGCAAGCCGATACTGCTGTAGGAAAACTCAATAGCAATGTCAAGAAACTTGCAGGCACATTTGGTATTGCATTTGGCGCAACGGCATTAGTCCAATTTAGCAAGACAGCAGTAAAAGCATTTGCAGCGGATGAAGCAGCAGCCCTTAGACTTAACCGAGCAGTAGAGAATCTAGGCATTGGCTTCGCTAATCCTGCCATTGCTGACTACATTGATAAGTTAGAAACTTCAGCGGCAATCGCGGACGACATTCTCCGTCCAGCGTTTCAGGGTTTGCTTACTACTACTGGCTCATTAACCCAATCCCAGAAACTTCTTAATGATGCAATTACTATCAGCCGAGCGTCTGGCATTGATTTAGCCACAGTTACACAGGATTTGGGTAAAGGTTATGTAGGAGTTACTAGAGGTCTAGTCAAATACAACTCAGGTTTGACAAAGGCTGAACTTACGACACTGTCATTCAATGAAA